AGGTGGCACCCTCAGTGCTTCCTTCCACTCCTGTATCNTTAGCTTGACTCTCTTCATTCTGTAATGATTCTTCGTGCTTGTCTAACAATTCTTTTTCTACCTCTTGTACAGATTTAGAATCCGGAGACTCTATTGCTTTTACTTTAATTTCCATTAGATTATATTTTTACAAAGTTAGTTATTTTTTTTAACGTTTTTAGCGAGGTTCAAACTCAGCCATATCAAATCCATCAAGGCTATCCTCGTTAGACTCAAAGGTCTGTGGGGGTAGGTTGTTCTTTCTTTGGTTGATAAGCTTCGACTGCTCACTGTTCTGCTGACTAATACGGTCTGACTTAGCAGTCTCTCTCTTATTCTCTCTATTCTGTAATGCGTTCTCACTCATATCTCTAAGCTGCATATTGAAATCAAACTCAGTCTGCATAAGCTGCTTCTTGAGGTCTGCCTCGTTCTTAAGCTTCTCAATCTCAAAGGCAACCTCTGCCTGCTTAATCTGCATCTTAGACTGTGTCTCTGCCTGTATCTTCTGCATAGCTGTCTGTGCTGCAAGCTGCTGTGATTGCATCTGCTGCTGCGATTGCATCGCCTGCATCTGCATCTGCTGTTGCTGCTCACGCTCTTGCTTCTGTTTACGCTTAAGCTTTAAAAGCTGATTAGCCATCTTAAGGTTTCTAATCTCACGGATATCAATAGCATCCTCAAGGCTAATGTCCTTCTGTGACAATGCCATCTGAATGTTCTGCTCTAACTGTGCCTTCTCCTCCTCATCAGGGCTAACCTCGATAAAGATTCCAAAGTCATATATGTATAGGTCAGATATATCTCCAAGTATACTTACGTTGTACTTACCTATCTTATTTATAAAGTCATCCTTAAAGTCTGAATACTCTAGTATATCAGCAACCCTATATGTTAATGCCTCTGCTAATGTTCTATATATATAAAGGCTACTGTCTAGTATATGTCTAGTTGCGGTATTAGAGCTCAACGCTGCAAGCTTCTGTATACCTACCAAAGCGTCCGAGTTTGGTGCAGAACCATCCCTAGCCTCATTCAGTCCTGTGACAGAACGAATCATATCCATATAGTGATTGTAGTTGTATATCAACATCTGTGACTTACTAGCACCTGATGAAGATTGAAGCTCCTTGATTGGAACCTTACCTTGATTGTACTCGCCATCCTGAGTGTAGCTTCTACCAATAACACTACCTGTTTGGAAGTATAGTCTTAATGCATCTTCAGGATTATATGCTGCTCCTGTACCTAAGTCTACTTCATTTAATCCATCGGCATCTATATATACACCATCAGGTACTACCCTAGATATTACCTGCTGAAGCTTTAGGTGTGTCATCTGAATCAAATCAGCAAAAGGAATCATCCTCCTAACCAACGACTCAATAACACCCTTATACATTCTAGGTGCTGATGCTACATAGTTTGGTAGTGCGTGCTGACTTGCAGACTTTGGACGTACCATATTCCTAGCCATCTCCCACTTAAGAATAATATTAGTACCCATAACCATAACACCATCATACCATACATCAATGGTCTTTTCAATCTTTTCAAATCTACCTTCCTCCATCATATCTGCAGGTGGGTTGAATTGGTCATCCTTCTCTATTACCTTAGAGCCACCACCCTCAAGTATCTTTTTCTTATATACCACCTTCTTAGTGGTCTTATAATTGAAGTACATAACGGTGCAGGTATCTTTATAGAATATATCGTTCTCATAATACTGAGCTGTATTATAGTAGTCATACCAACTCTGACTATACTTGCTTATCTCCTCTAGGTCCTCTCTAGTTAATGATGGGTCTATCTTTATAAGCTCAGTGATTGGTATTGTCTTTATCTCTCCCCAATAGAAGCAGTCCTTAAACTGTGGGTCCTCTGTATAGCTATATACAATATTGGCAGGGTCTACATATGATAGCTGAACTCCTGCTCCCGGTAAGAACTCGTGCTTCGCACAAGATATACCTAGAACCATTTGGTCATAGTCTAGTCTCTTTCTAATATCCTGATAATGATTCTCATCAAAGATAGTATTTATAGCCTCCTCCTCTGCTATCTCAATAGCAGGCTTGTAGTTTAGGTTCATATACAACGAAAGCTCCTCATCTGATTCAGGTAGATTTGCAGGGTCCATAGCGAATGGGTCTACACCCGACTTCTCTTGTATTATAGATAGCACCTCTTTAGACACCATCTGTCCCTCTATCATATCCTGATACTTACTACGCTTAGCCTGAGACATTGCATCCTGAGCATAGGTGTCTACCTTAAATAGTCTATCGCTCATACCGTTGACAACTATATCAACAAACTTAGGTATAATAGGTACAGGTGTCCAATCAAGATTCAAGTAAGACAAGTCTCCATCTACCGCCAACTCAGTTTTGTATTTAGCAATGGACTGCTCACCCCTTGCGTATAACCTCAACCTATTAAAGTCTCTCCATTGACTGTAGTATCTACACGACTGCCCATCCTTTCTGAACCACTCATACTGAATGGCTTGTCCAATCTGTAATCCGAACTCTTCTGTTGCTTTCTCAGCGTCAGAAACAAATTGACTTGGAAATCCTGTAGATGAAATGTTTACTTTTACGTCCTTCATCTTCTAATTATTTCGCTTCTTGTACCGTTATTGGTATACCTTGCAAAGTTAATACTTATTTTCGACTCTTTTTTCTCAGGCATATACGCCTGCTTTTGATTTGCCATAATAGCCAAACCTGAACTAATAGTGGCATCATACTTTGTTCTGTTACTAATATCAAACTTTGCCCAATCCTCAAGGGTTCTAGCGAAAGGCATAAAGCCCATCTCCTCTGAATCTCGATACGTACCCTCTATATCTAGACCCACATACTTCTCTATGTAAGACTCAATAGCTGAGGCGTGTGCCTGTTTAATGTCCTCGCTTGAGTTAGGTATACCACCCAACTCTCTCTCTGTCTTAGATAGTCTATTGTAATGCTTATCAGGCCTATTTATACTAAAGCCTCTATAGCCTCTATTCTTAAAATGATACAGTAGCCTAGGCTTGTTGTTCTCTACAAGTATAGGCATACCATAAAATATACAGGCCATAAGCACCTCCTCGAAAAATATCTCTGCAGTCTGTGGTCTAGCAACATACTCAAGAAAGAACTCATTAATAGGAGCATCATCCATATTAAATTTTGTCATACCGTGAAGTGCTCCATTGGAACCACCTCCCCCTACTGTGCCTGATATATCATAGGAGTCACAACCGAAGGAGCCTAGATGGTCATTCCCCGGGTACTTGATGCCTCTCTTATCAAATACATTATTCTGCAATCCCTTCTTTGGTAGCCAACTAACTAGGAACCTGCCCCTCTTATCAGGAGCCCATACAACCTTGGAGTCAACGATTCCATTCTTCCAATGAAAGCTTCCCCTAGTAAGGTGATGCTCAGTTATAAGTGAGTCATTATAATCTATCTGTTGATATAACTTCGTTAGATTAAATAATGACTGCTTGCTCTCATCTCTAAATGCGTGAGATTCAGTACGAGGGAACTGACGATAGAACTCATTCAATGCATCGGGGTCGTTCTTTAATGACTCCACCTCTGCCTCCCAATAGTCTATAGCACCATTATCAATCATTTCACCATCAACACCACGTATAGCCCTTGCAGGTTTTCTGAATACAGGCATACCATATATATCTATGAAGCCCTCCATATTCCATTCCATTGGGATGAAAAGTGAATACATTCCGCTCTTGGTCTGACCATTTGCATTTCTCTTAGCTACATCAGAGTCGTTATATAACTTCTTAAACTCTTCACCACCCTTTGCTAGAGCATTTGAGGTTGAGCCCATCATACACTTACCTATAATCTTACTACCCAAACGTAGACACGTCTTTGTTACACGCCAATTATTTAATATGTTGTTTGGCTTTAACCACTTACCGCTTTCATCGTGTACCAATAATAGAAGCTTCTCACCATCATAGCTGTTGTCATCTGTATTCTTCCAATCTATTGTAGTGTCTAACCCCATCAGCTCATCGACAGTGGTGTTATACATATTCTTCTTTGTAATCTTTGCAGCAGGAATCCTAAATGCTAGCTCAGTCTTTGGCTTATCCATACCATCCATAATAGGCTTGAAGAAGAATGGTAACCTACTGTTAATAGGCACCACCTTATCTGTAAACATCTTCTTGGCATCTGCACCCGTCTTAGATAGTATACCAACCCTAGAATCTTTTGCTAGTGTTCCTGTGTTCACACACTCTGATGAGCTCATAAATGAAAAGCCTGAACGTCTTATCTTTAGATAGTCCATACCAAAGCTTCGCTTGTCTGCCTTACACGCCTCCCAATATATATACAGAATCCTGTTAGCCTCTCGGTAGTCAGGGTATCCAACATCAATACTTGTCCACTGAAGATACATATAGTGAGCACCTGTAACATATTTAGGACTTCCGTTATTCATAAACCAATATCCTAGCTCACGCTTATCAAACTCACCCTCTATGTAATCTACCCAAAGGTTCTTGAAGTCTGTAGGCTTCTCGTTCCATTGGAATATTGATGTGATTTTTTCTAGTGGCTTAGGTATTTCGTTACGCTCCCAATACTGCTCGGATGAGGTCTTGCTTCTTTTATGAATATCCTTCGGTGATGCGGGTAGTGCCACCACTAAACCTTTGATATTTATAATATCTCCAATCATACCTGTCTTAGATATGATTACCATATCATACTTAGGGTCATAGCCATACAACCAACTCTTATTTCTATTCTTGTTGGTTATAACATTAGAGGGTACATACCCATCTAACACCTTACATAAACTATCTTGACCTTCTTTCTGCAAATCCTTGTTTTGTGTCTACCTTAGATGGACCCTTGTCAGCTATATCTATATCAGCTCGCTCGCTCTCAATCTTTGTAAGTATCTCGAATGCATCGAATATAGCCAATTTTTTTGTAGCTGCAGCATTCTTTAACCTGTCTGCCGCTAGCTCATCTTCAGGGTCTATCTTTATTATATCCTCCTTAGCTACCTTTATAAGTTGTTCGACAGCCTTCATAGCGGCATCTATAATCCTAAGCTTTATATCCTTGTTGTCCATTATATCTTTATTGTTATCTGATGGTCATACATCCTATATAGCTTCTCACCGTCTACCTCAAACTCATACTCGCTATCAGGCTTGAAGCACACCATATCTCCACTAGATATACCCTTAGACTTTAGATAGTCATTAGGATACTTCATAGTACCTACCAAGGGTTCTTCACTAAAAGGTTTAAATATATATGACTCTGATTTAGGCACGGGCTTTACAAAGCAGTATCTGTCATATGAGTACCACTCACCGTCTTGCTTATACATAAAGAACTGTTCCTCATCTATAAAGAACAGGTCATCCTTAAAGAAGCTCTTGCCACTTTGCTGTCTACCCTTCATATCGTTATAGAACTTAAATACGTTATGATGAACTAGGAGTGTGTCTCCGTTCCTTATCGGACCTTCATATCCTAAAGGTGTCTCTACAACCTCAGCATATCTGTTAGATACCTTATGGTCTTCCTCTGATGTGCTAGTAATAAAATCAATACCGCCAATAGACTTGACGTTATCATATCTCCTTCCGTTATATGGTCTAGTTATAAAATATAATGGTGACTTCATAGTGGGCTATGAGCCGCAACCAATGCAATCTATATGCGTATCTGTTGGTTTGACTCCTGTTAATTTCATTTGAATGTTATGAATCGCATCTGCGATTTCTAATTTATTTGTAAAGTCTGTTGCCTTCTCCTTAACATCAAGGAGTAGAGCTAGCTCTTGCTGAAGCTCTAATCTTTTTTGTTCGCTCAATACTAAAAGTTTATGTTATACTCAATAGATACAGGCATTGTATTTGTAAAGCTCTTCCACAACACTACCTCATCATCCTTCTCAATCCAAATCTTTATACTACCATCCTTCTTGTCGTGACGTATAAGATGTATAGTATACTGATTGTTTAGTACGTTCTGCCCTACAAGATAATGCATTGCTCCACTTTTGTAGTCAGGACCTATCGCTATCTTTCTAATATCCATTACACTACTATTCTCAACTCTCCTGTCGCTGTCTTATACATATTGTTAATAGCAAGACCCCCTGCTATTGCAGCAGCGTTGTCTGCAAAAGTAGACAGTCCTGTATGTTTTATACTTGATGAAGTCTCAATGCTAGACAGAGTCCTAAAGGGTGATTTCAAAAGCATTGCTCCTGTAGCTTCAAGTGTAAAATCTCCTGTAAGAGTAATGTTTTGTGTTGCGGTATTACCGGCATCAAGCACATTCTGTAATGTAATATTATTTTGAAACAACGCAAGAAGGTCACTAATTAAAAAGTTCTTAGTAACGTTAACAGGAGTACCTGATACTTCAGTTCCAATAAATTTATCAGATAGTGTTACAGGGCTTGCGTTTGTGTATGTACTTATTCTTGCCATCTTTATTTTTTGTTTTCAGTAACCTCTCCCGTCTGAACATTTATAACGGAGTCGGCTCCATATTTATCTATAAGCTTCTGCTCGTGCTTACCGAAGTCAACCTTCAAGATATCTATTGTCTTTAGAAGTTGGTGCTTGTTAAGTTCTAACTCTGCTAAGGCAATTTTTGCCTTCTGAAACTCTCCCTGCATCTCACGGATAGTCTCTAATTCTTTTTCATTAAGTTTCATTGTATTATATTTTATTTCCTACAAAGATAGGAATTATTTCTTTCTTGTCTTCTCAATGGTTCTACCACCAAAATATGCGGCTATAACCGTAAGTAATAATATCTCTAATAGGCTTACCCAATTATCTTCTACCTTAAAGTCAAGCTGTCCTGCATCAATAAATATTAACAACATCGTGTTGAAAATTAAGAACATCAATACCAATGGGCGAACATTCTTTGACAGCCAAGAGTCAGAACCCATATCTGACTTCCACCTCTCGGTGACGTTCTTCTGCATATCAGCCTCAGCATTAATGAGTATCTCTGCCATCTCCTTTTCGAACTGAGCCTTCTCATCTTTGGTTCTAATGAACTTGTCTACAACCCCTCCGACCTGCTCAACAACTCCTGAACCCTTTCCAAATAATCTTCCTAATATTTCTTTCATTCGTTTTCGATTTTATTTATCATTTCAATGTGAGCCTTTGCTATGCGGTCTCTACCTTCCTCACTCAACAAAAGCGTCTTGCACTCTTTCTCGTTTGTCATAAAGAAGTTCTCAGACAGTATAGCAGGCATAGCAGTGTGTATAAGGACATAGAAGTTTGATTCCTTATCTACATCACCATCACTTGTATCCTTACGCATCTTGTAGTTAGGAAACTCTTTCTCGGTCTCATTATAAAGCACTGTTGCTATATGGTCTGACTGTGTCTCTCCCTGAGATGTATACACCTCCCAACCATTTGCTGATTCATCNCTGAATCCATTNGCGTGTANNCTNACATATATACAGGGNTTNTCTGACTCACGATATACTTCATTAGCCATCTTGACTCTTGTAGATAGAGACACATCCTCATTGGTGTCTACTAAGTTTATGTACTCGATGTTATTATTATCGCAGTATTCTGCAATCCTATCTACAATAGCACGATTGAACTCGCCCTCAAAGAGCTGAGTGCCATCTGACCAAATAGGGCTACGCTTTCCGGGTGTCTGATAAACGCCATCAATAATTCCACCGTGACCATTATCAAGAATCCAAATGTACTTTGAATCACTCTTGATTTCTTGGTGACAGCATCTACATACCTTTGCCATAATCTATTGGAGTTCATAGAGACGGTCATCCATTATTTGAAGTTGCCCCTTTATTTCTGTGATTTCCTCCTTGATGAACTGTAGTTCATTTGAGGTTTTTATTACTGCCTCCTTAACCTCTTGGTCTTGAACGGGTAATTGTTTAGCTTCCTCAATCTGAGACTGAAGAGAGAAATACATACTTACAAAAGTTGTTACTAGACCCACAATAAAAATAAAATTCTTTGGGGTTAACTTAATCTTTGTACTCTCACTTATCGTCTCCATCGCTAACTATTTCATAATTTATTTTAATATCTACCGATACTGTGTAATAGAATTCTACCACAATGCTACAATGTTTGTAGCTGTTGTATCTGTAGAAAACACTTTTAATACTTGAACAGGTATAAAGCTACCTGCAAGGATACCTGTGAATACAACATCGTCTCCACCTGCAGTGGTAACCTTTACGTCACCTGCTACACCAACGTATAGTACGCAACCATTATTGCCTGCCCCATCTGCTGAAGATATACTAGGTATGTTTGAAGTATCACTAGGCACTACTGCCGCTGCTCTTCGAGCCTGTAATTTTTGATAAGCCATCTT